AAAATGAAAAAATTAACATCGTACGAACTCACTAAAATTAGTAGAAATTTAGATTACTATTTCAATAAGGCAACAAAGGAGGAAATTAATACAGGTTTAAATTGGTATAGAGAAGCGAACGATATTTGCAAAGATATCGCGACAAAATACAATACTACTACCTTAATAGCAGCTTCTGTCATAAGTGCCTTAAGTCCTCGAAATAAATGGGAACAAAATATAAAAGATACTTATAAGGTTTTTGAAGCGGTTAAATATGGTTTGCACCCCGTGGACATAAAATGTTGTACATTTCATTCCAACAAATTTAAGGCATTCAATTTGATAGCTAACAATTTACAAATAACTGAAAAAAGTCTAAAAACGTTTAATTTTGTGCACAATATCGCTTTTTTAAGTAGTCAGCATATTACAATTGATATTCACCATTTGCGGGCTTGCTTTAGTCGTATGATAAAAATTGACAAAGCAAGTATTGGCAAGATAGCATATAAACAAATCAAAAATTTGACTATTAAAAAAGCTACTAAATTAGGTCTAAAAGGTTATGAATATCAGGCTATAATATGGGGGTCTATTAGAAACAATTAAAAACACAATAAAATGAATATAGAAAAAGAAAAAGAACTAAAAAACATAATAATAGAGCAACAACAACTAATTTTATTATTAAGAAACAAAATTTCAAGAATTAGAGGCAAGTTTGGTTTCTTACTAAATGAAGTTGAGTTCTAATTTACAGCCTCTTACTTTAACTAGTAAGGGGTTTTTTTATGCATTATAATTACCTACATACAACTAAACAAATAACATTTTACAGCCTCTTACTTTAACTAGTAAGGGGTTTTTTTATGTAAAATAATCACATAAATAATTAATTTAAGTACAAACTAAACTTAAAACGTAACAAACATATTTTTTTGATGTTGTTACAACATAGCAATAAAACTTATTTTTGTATAAGTTCTTTTACTTATTTATTCTAATCAATAGCATAGCATAACTATGTTTAAATAATTGCTTTAAAACGTGTTAAAATACGCTTAAAATTTAGCCTTTATTAATTGGATTACAAAAGTAGATGACAAACAACAAATAAACTTAATATGCAAATATATTTGTTGTTTATAATGGTTAAAAATAAGAGCTTAAACTAATTAATTTAATATGCAAATATATAACAACTTTATTTTATTATTTAGAATCGTTAAAAATAACGTGTTAAATTGTGTTAATTATTTGTTTTATTCAATTATTGTTTTTGTGTCAATCTGTCACTGTCAATCTGTCACTGTCATTTCGTCACGTGACATTCTGTCACACCACCCCCCTCATATTAAACATACCCTCATATTAAACACGGGGTATTATGTTAAACACCCCCTCATATTAAACATAGGGCATCATATTAAACGCTCTATCTAATAACTTCCCAATCCCATTTACCTCTTTGAGTTCTCCATTTAACTGTCTCGTATTTAACACCCAACTTTACTGACAATTCTTTTTGAGACTTAAATTCCTCTCCTGTAACCCTATTTCTAACTCTTTTAGATACCTTCTTTAAATACTTATCTCTATTACCATTGTCATAAGAGTAGTGAAGTTGCTCACTTCTTGTTGCCCACCTTAAGTTGTTAGAATGGTTATTTGTCTTATCGCAGTCTATGTGGTCTACTTCAAGCTTGTTTTCGATATTATCTATATAAGTTTCAGCTACCAATCTATGAATAGACCTTGTTGTACCCACTCCTTTAGCTTTTAGTGTTATATACACATAACCATTAACTTTATTTACAGAGGTTGTTCTAAATATGTCTTTATAATGACTAAAAACCCTTCCACATTCCGTTATAGAGTATAACCCTTTAAAACCTTTTATATATTTCATATTTTTAAGTTAAAGATAATAATCCTATTAAAGGCAGTAAAGCTCTTATAACGTAAACGCCACTATTTATTCCTTGAATTAAATACATCATCGCATAACGAATCGCATCCATAAAGTGATTAAATTTATCAATAGGAACTTCTCCCTTCTCTTTCCAAACGTAATTGTTAAGCTCTCTTATTATTCCGTGGGCATTCCTATCTACTATAATCTCGTAGTCCTGCATCAACGCAATTCCTGATAATATACTACCTTTCTTTTTTATGGTTGGCTTTATGTTAAGACCCAACACTTTCAATTCATTCACAAGTCGGGGTTCAGAGTTGTCTGATATAATTAAATCCATACCGCATTCTCTCTTGTTTAATACAGAAATCTCCGATGTGCTTAGACCTTTCTTTCCGTACACCTCCTTAATCCAAACCTTTCGAGCGTGTTTGTCTACCGAAATCTTAACAAGTGTTGTTAAATCCTCTGAGAATCCAAAATCCTGCCCGTAGCAAGTAAGCTCCGTTGGGATAAAGTCACCTACCTTCCATCTCTTGATAATCGTACCTTCAGCTTTGTTTAACCATCCTCCAAGAATTTGGTGCTGATACTTGTCAGGTCGTTTACGCTTCATCGTATCAATCTGTTGCAAGAAAGACGCTGAAAGATTCTTTTTGTTATCTCTGTAATCTGTGTGTATGTAAGTAACTCCGTTCTTAGTCAAATTAGAGCCGTCTAAGACACTTTCTGACTGAAACCACCTCTTATATATCCAATGCTCTTTAGTGGTCGGATTCATTATTAAAATGACCCTATTCTGCTTTAGCTGAGAACGTATGGAAAAGTCAATCTTATCAAAAGTAGCCTCGTCTACTAATTCCTCTGCCTCATCTACTACAAAGGTTGTAATACCATTAAGAGATTTAAGTGCTGCTGTGTTATTTCCTGAAGATGTCTTTATTCCCTTAAATATAATACTACTACCTGTCTTAAGGTTCATTATTTCATCTTTAGTAATTCTGTAATCATCCTGCACACCCATTATGTCAATCTTTTCTATAAATTCAGGCATAATCGATGTATGAGCTGACACCATAGTATATCTTGAAAATAAAACCTTGTGACCCGCCTCGTATGTTAGGTTTAATAAAAAAACAGTTACACTAAAACTCTTACTACTACCCCTTCCTCCTGTGATTACAAAATACCTTGACTCATCCTTAAACAGAGGCATATATTTCTTATGTATAGTTACTTTACTATTCATTTAATTGTTTTAGTTTAGATAAGTATGCGTTAGACGCTTCAATTTCACAATCAAATCTACCTAAATTCTTTTGCTTACTGTCAATCTTAATGCTTGCAAACCATTTGTTCCTGCTTTTATCCCAACAAACACCTGTAAATTTAGATGTAGGTGCTTTATTTGTAGTATAGTTTAGTCTATTATTTCTTGGTGAAACTTCTCTAAGGTTTAATATGTGATTATTAGACCTATTTCTATCTATATGGTCTATAACCAATCCTCTATTCTGACCTGAAGATTTATGATTTAGAAAAGCTGTAGCTACTAATTTATGAACCTTAAAAGATATACCGCCTATTCTTAGTTGCTTGTAACCATCACTATTTAATGAGGATTTCATAATTATTTTAGATTTTTTACTATATATCTCTCCATAGTTACTTACTAAGTAATCATTAAACCCCTCTATATTTTCCCATTTTTTATTAATCATCTGTTCTTGGATTTGTGGTTATGTCTATAACTTTATCCTTGACCTTTTTTCCAACGTCACTATCTCCAAAGAAGTTTATAATTGGTGCAGACTTTCCTACTTCAGCCACATCTTTCTCATCACCATAAGCTAAATCAATAAGCAACTTCATATGATTGTAACTACCTTTCTCCGCTGACTTAGCGATAGACTCAAAGGCATTTACTTCACTTCCAAATATATTTTTAATAGCTTTCTTGGCGTACTGCTTCTTTCTGCTCTTCTTAGCTCCATTCATCGCAGGGGTGTTAGACCTTTCATTGTTAGGTATAGGTAGCTTAGGTATAGACTTCTTAGCGGAGTTGCCTTTCCTGCCATCTGTACTTTTAATTTCTTCTGATTTACTCATATTAATATAACTAAAAAAAGGGTGTTCTGTTTTTATAACTTACTATAAAATGCATTAAAACGCAATTTTATACAGATGTTGGTAACAATAAAAAGTTTATATAATTTCCCAAAGACCTGTTTTAGTGTTAAAAATTTTAGCTTTACTTTGCCTGCTAAAAGTTATTTCTTCTTTTTTACTATTACCAACAATGTTTAAAGATAATTGCTCGTTTCGTTCTTGTTTATACACTTCTTCAATTTCCTTTACAATATCCAAATTATAACATCCTCTTTTTTCTAAAATTTGTTTTATTTTTTGTTCTTTAGTCATTTTGTTTCTATTTTATTTATTATCTATTCACTTTAATATCCGCAACAATCTTTAAACCTAAAAGTTGTAAAGCATATTGCTAATTATTATAATAGTCACATAAGTAAGTTCTAAACTCATTTGTTTCCTCTATTAATCCACTATCATTACATTTACCGCAAGACGTTTTACAACAAAGTGTATTATTAATAGCTGCCTTTAAGCTTGTGTATAAACGTGATTTCACATTAGCTAAAGGCTCTAATCTGTCAAATATATCATTACAACAATCTTCTATCAATTCTTTTAATTTTTTATCAGTCATTTTGTATTTATTTAATTTATTAATTTATCTACGCTACTATTAATACACCCTTGAGTTAAAAAGCATCTACTATACCACCTCCCACAAACACTTTAGTACTGTCTTTATTCTTCCAAGAGTAGGCTCTTATCTTAATATTAAGAGTTTCTAAAACATCTAATTCCTGCTCATATGTCAATCCTTCAAGCATATTCGAAACCTTTAACACGCTATCTCTGACGGGTTCTTGCTGAATAACTTTTGCAGGAACAATAATACTCTCCCTAATCTTATTTAAAAAGTCCTCTTCAGGCAACTGTATTGAATCGTAAATCAAATCAAGAAGCTCAACTTTCTTATCTCTCGTTGCACTGCAAAAGTCACTGTGCAAGTTACGCATAAATAAGTAATTACTCATATATATATCAAATTTACTAATAGAGGTGTATATAGAGCTTCTATCATAGTTTACGCCCTTATTGTTGAAGATATCAGAAATCTCTCTGTCGTTAGAGCCGTAACGCTCTTTTAATACCCAGCAAAAGTAAGCTCTCGTCATTACGCTATTCTCTCTACGGCTCTTGGTAAATATAGCTTCTCCCGATATACGCTCTATGTTTAATACAATTTTGTTTACTAATCTTTGATTAATCTTCATCTATAAATTTTATGTTGTTTGTTTCTTTTATCTTTACTATTGTCTGAGTTAATACTTGCATATCCGAGAACTCGATAGCCTTCTTTATTCCTGCACAAGCCAAATAGTCCTCATCTTGCTCAAACTGCTTAACCATCTCAACAAGCTCTGCTCTTGAAGTTCCGTGAGACAATTCCTCTAATGCTGCGTAATAGTAATCGGTTATATACTCTTGCGTATTCTCAGGTGACATTACTTGTAGGTGTTTAGGTATATTTTTAGTCGATTGGTTATCTTTGCAGCACAAGAATTACAACTTGTTTTTGTAGCCTCGTTCGTCTTAAAAATGTAGTTATGTATTGTAACAATCCTTGAGTAGTCACTCATCTTAACCTTGCTTACAGTGGTCTTGAAAAAGTTAATTAAGTAGTTGTAGTCGTCTTCCTTAATGCATTCAGGAGTCTTACGCTTAAACATAGGTATCTCGTTCCATTTAGCCTGACGCTCATCACATCCGCAATCATCTCCTGCTAAGAACTTAACAACCTTCTTAATGCCCGTGACTTCCGTAACCTTAGCTACAATATCTCCAAGACCTTTAGGTTCTTTAGATACGTTTTCGTTAAACTTTGTGTAATCTACTTTTGGAAAAGAGGCTTTCCATTCCTTATACTCTCTGTAGTCTTTAGAGCGTTTGTCTATTGTTTCGTAGTAACCTTGTGATTCTAATTCTGAATAATAACTATCTTTCTTCATTTGTTTTGGTTTATAAATTGTCAGAGAGTCATCCGTTATAACCGAGCGACTGATTTTATATAAAACGTCAACTCTCCATACAATTATGTTATTCAATAATACAATTACAATACCTTTAAAATATTACTACCTTAGCGGGTAGATTCCATCATTCCTTTTCCCTTAATAGTTCGGGCGTTGTGCTAAAGTAGGTCGTATTTGTTAAGGTAAAAGAACTTGTATCACATCTTGTAGCAAATCTACAACATTATATTGAATTACCAAAATCTTTATTAAAATAATCTTGTATTTCTTCGTAAAACTCTTCAGATATATTCTCTTTGTACTTCTTAATCTGCTGATGTATAGATGATAGACCTAAATTGCACTTCTTAGCAACCGAACGCAAACTTCTTGGTGTATCTATGCTTTTATTGTTTTTGTTGATTATAACGCCAAAATATAGGTTAAAAAGTGCCTTGTCATACATATCCCACTTCTCAACGTGGTCTTTTATATTATTAAGCAACCCTTCAAAGAACTTGTCTTCATCTATATTGTAATCTTCAGTAGGTGATAGGTGTTGGTCAGCTGCATCTACAAAGTTATACTTACTGTCCTTCTTCATTGTCGTAGAATACATATTAAATAGCACTCGATAAACAAAAGACTTGTTTACATCATCTCCATACATAATAGTCTTCTCATCTTTTACAAGTCTATTTAATCTTAGGTACATATCTTGAACTAAGTCTTGAGATAGCTCATACTCACAACCTAAATTACTCAACATCTTCAACCATAAAGTGTGGTGTACTGCTAATTTTTCTAACATATTTATTTAACTTTTAGTTCTTCTCGTGTTAATGCAAAATATAAATTTTGTAATTCGTGAAGGTATTTTATTTTAACATCTGCATTGTCTGAAAAAAACATAAACTCATTTAAATTTTCATTAATCTGATAAATGTTAATTATATTGAAATATATTTTAGTATTACCTTCTTTTTCTTCTGTTAAAATACTTGAGCTAAACCCTAAATTTAGCATCCATTCTTCTGTCAATACAATAGGTGTGTAATAAAACATACTTTGCGTTTCAATATATTTTATATCCTGAATAGTTACAGGAATTTCTTTTTTATTTCCACTGTCTTTTTTAAACTCATAATTAATATGGTTTCCAAGTCTTAATTCGTTTGCTTTCATATTTCTTTTATTGTTACTTCTACTCTTGGGTTTATTCTGTCTAATTCTGTAGGAAGTACAGTCTCTGTTTTTACAAAGTTATCGTTATCATCTTCCCAACAACCATAATCTGTTATAGAGTCGAGCAAGAACTTACTCACTATACTTACTACATTCATCTTATCCATCATCCTTAGAGTAGGCTTAAATACTTGATAAGTAATCTCTACGGGAGTCTTTATAACTAATCCCTCTAACTGACCCCTCATATCCTTAAAGTATTGCTTTTTAGCTTGAGAATTGATTGCGTGATGAAGATTCCTGTAAACATTTAAGTTTAAAGAAACCTTCTTATCAGGCTTAGACTTTCTTGATAGCGTTACAAATAGTGGTGATATTATTTTATGTGTCATTATTTTTTATTTTTACTAATTGCTCCTAACCTACTATTCTCTGAATGAGTTATCCACCTAATATTGTCAATATTATAACCAATTAAAGAATCTATTCTGTCAATAGATGGAGATAACCTTCTTTCGTATCCCGACAACACCCATTCATTATAAAGAGATATATACATAGGGTCTGACTGAGACCAAGAGTAAAAAATATTCCTATCTAATATATCAAGACCCTTGTATAAATGAGACTTAACATAACCCCTGACTCTACGGTCCATATTGTTATAGGTCATCATTAATTTACCTTTAGGAGTTTTCCAATATTTACTATTATTAACCGCTAAGGACTTTTTTTTACATTCTTTAGTTAAATATATTTTGTTTGCCATTACTTGAATTTAGTTTTTTTATAGTTTTCTATAATCATTGGGACTGCAATAGCTTCCTTTCCACCTATAACCACACCACACCCAATAGCAGGTTTTTTTCCTGCCTTTGCGTATCCAAAAGCATAAGCCTCGTGGTCTATACCACAACCAACTTGCATACCAAAAACTCTATTCTGTCTACCTACAACATAATCTACATACAATTGAGTATGCAAGTGACCTTGAACAACAGATTGTAAGTCATTCTTACACTTACCTCTTGCAGTACCTCCTTCTCCGTGAGCATACAAAACACCATCAATTTCCATCTCTGTATGAAAATTCCAATTAGGAACTTCTAAAACTTCATTATAATCTCTCATCCATTCTTTAGGAATACCGCCTGACTGTGCCTTTCTCATAATAAGTCTTGAATGATTACCTATTATAACATCAACATCAGGAAATACATCATAATATCTTGCCAATCTATTCTTAGCAAAAGCCAATTCCTCTCCTCCGCCCATACCATTAGCATCAGTTTCGTGATAAGAACTATAGTGATGGTCTAATTCATCACCAATATGCACAACTTTGTTGCAGTTATATCTATTGTAAGTGTCTACTAAAAAATCTAAGTAAGTGTCTAAATCAAAAGGACAGTGTGTGTCCCCAATAATTAAAACTCTTGACTCTTCATTAGTCCATTTTGTATACATTTCTTTTTTACCTCCCTTTAATCTTGGTCTATAGTCTTTACTCATAATTGTTGTGTTTAATTATATTGCAATATACATTTGTTTTGGTTGTCATTAATCATTAGTTTTAAACAGTCTTTTATATATCTGTGAATAACTCTCCTTCTGAGCCTCCATACAGCTATCAAAATACTTAGAACCCGTGTGAATATGCTTCCTTTGAAAATACACATCGCACAAGAATCCTTTATCTGTAGGAATTAGCTTTACAACATAGCCTGATTTTTCACAAGCATTCGTCATTGTTATAAAATCGGGTAGAAAATCAAGATTCATACTAAAATAATTTTACCTGACTAATATCAAACTCTTCCCAATAAATTATCTGCTTCTTTACCTCGTTTATTGATTTAGATAAATCCGTTCTTTCGCTTTTCATTTGGTCCAATCTACTGTTTAACTTGTTAATATTTGACTTT